CACTTACATCAAATGAAATTAAGACTATGGGGGAGCATATAACGTTGTACAAACCTCTTGGTTCTGAACAGCGTAGATTTCATAATTCACTTGCATCGTTCAAATGGCTCTTTGGTGGTAATCAATCCAGCAAGACCTATACCAATATGATGGATTTAGCTTTATTGCTTATGGATTTACATCCTGTTCATTACCAGCCGAAAGGTGTTCACTGGGCTTGCATCGAATCTTGGGAGCAGGTGCGTGATATTTTATGGGAAGAAAACCTTCAAAAATTTATTCCGTCTCATTCTATTTATAACATTGACTACGGACAGCAAAAAGTGCCTAAAAGAATATTTTTCAAGAATGGCCATAGATTAGAATTCAAAGCTTTTAATCAAGGCAGGGAATTATTTCAAGGTCGAGCTATTAACTCGATTTATTGTGACGAGCAGTGTCATCACGATTTTATGGCTATACTTAATGAGATGCAGGCAAGACTATTGGCAAAGAATGGTTTTTTAAGCTGGGGAATGACACCGATAGAGCCACAGCCTGATTTAGAGGAGAGAATAGAAGATTTGCCAGATACAGATGAGTTTTTCAAAATCAATCTGAATGGCAATCGTAAAAGTCAAGGTGGATACATTGACGATAGACGGATTGACCAGATGATTGCTGAGTGGCCTGTAGAAACACAAGCCACGAGAATTGCAGGAGAGTTTGCATCTTTCTTTGGTTCAGTGTTCAAAACTTATAACAGGGCAATACACACAATAAAACCTTTTAGAATACCGAAGGAATGGAGGCGATATAGAGCGTTTGACTTCGGTTTTACGAATCCTTTTGTGTGTTTATGGCTTGCCAAGAATCCAGATGATGACTGGATTGTCTATCGAGAGTATTATCAGGCACAGACTGGAATACAAGAGCATATCAGAAATGTCAAGATACTTAGCAGAAGTGAGAGATATGTTGACAATATTGCAGACCCTGAAAATGCTGAAGATAGAGCAGAGATGCGAGAAGCTGGAATTAAAACAAGAGCTGCAAAAAAAGACATTGCAAGAGGTATTGAGCTTGTGCAAAGTAAGCTGAAAGTCAAAGAGAATGGCAAGCCAAGTTTGGTGATTTTCAAGACCTGCAGAAATACCTGCAGAGAGATACCAACTTATCATTATCCAAAAGGAAGCAATACTAAAGACCCGAAAGATATACCAGTGCAAAAGAATGACCATACGATTGATGCCCTGCGGTATTGTCTTAATACAGTGGATGGCAAATTTAGAAAAGGCCATGTGCATGCAGCATAAAAATATGGGAGAAAATAAAAATGGCAAAGTGTATAATTGTAAAAGGCGTTTGTGTAGGTGATTTGGCTGCTATGCAAACTGCGGTCACTAATGCGGGTGGAACATTTATCAAACACAGTTTAACAAACTTGAATTTTGAAGCTGAGTTTGCCACAGATGCAGCTTGTGCAGTTTTTCATGCTGCTGCGATAGTCATTGACCCCTCGTATACAGATGCTGATGAAGACCCGTTACAGGCTTTGAATGTCAATGCAGGGAGAAGCTAATGTTTGAAAAGCAAGTAAATAAAGCTCGTGGTGAAGGTAGAGGCACAGGTGGTTCTGCTCAAGGTGACGGTGGAGCAAAATATTGTATTTGCTCTGAATGTGGATATAGTCAGGAGCATGAAAAGGGTAAGCTCTGTATTGAAATTAAATGCCCTAAATGTGGAGCGACATTAAAAGGTTCTGATACTAAAAAACGTATAATTTCAAAGCCATATCCAAATTATCATGCTGCGAGAATTAAGTCACCTGGCTTATTTGTACGTGTGCGAGTTTTCAGAACATCTAAAGAAGGAATTATGTTCTATGGCGGCCCTCTAAAAGGTAAACCTGCTGGAGCAACAGAATTGCAGTCAATACGTTTTCCAAAAAGTAAATTTACAACAGCAGAAGCGAAGAGTTGGTTAAAAGAGCACAAACAGAGTTATATCTTGTTTGAGCCTGCTGCAGAATCAAAAAAGAAACTTTGGCCAACAATTTCTGGAGAAACTATGAATGGCTAAAAAGAAAGCTAAAGGTCATGTATATATTCAGACTTCAAAAGGTTTGTTACCTTATGATATACTTCAAAAGGCTGAGACAAAGACCAGCTCTAAGCAGCTTGAAGCAACTCAAAAGTGGATGACAGAGAATGACCTCGTTCCACCACCTTATAATCCGATGTCGCTGTTGACATTGTATGAGTCAAGCCCAATATTCTTTCGCTGTGTCAATCAGCTTGCAATTGATGTTGCAGGTCTGGGCTGGGATTTTAAGCTGAAAGAGAATAAGAAAGAGAGTGAAGTTGAATTAAACAGACTTAAAGATTTTATGAAGAATCTTAATCCTGATGATTCTTTCCGCACCATAATGAAAATGCTTTTAGTCGATTGGGGCACAGTTGGATATTTTGGTCTTGAAGTTGCCCGTAATAATAAAAAAGATATTGCCGAGATTTATCATGTCCCTGCTCATACTTTGAAAGTGCATAAGAGTAAGAAAAGATATGCTCAAATCAGAAATAACAAAAAAGTATGGTTCAAGAAATTTGGTGAAACTAAGAATATATCTTCTGTAACTGGCAGGCCGTCTGAAGGTGGTGGTGAGGGCAGAGCTAATGAGCTTATATTTTACAAGAATTATTATCCAAAGTCAGACTATTATGGTGTGTCGAATATTATTGCAGCAGTTGGTGACATAATGGGTCTGATAGGTCTGCGTGACTATAATTTGTCTTTTTTCGAGAATTATGGAATCCCTGCTGCTTTTGTTGTTTTAGAGGGAGAATGGGATGAGGGTTCTTGGAAAAAAGTGAGTGACTTTGTAAATAAAGAAGTTAAAGGAAGTTCAAATGCTCATAGAACATTCGTTGTTGAACAGCCTGATGGTTGCAAAATTACTTGGAGCCCTCTCAATGTTGATGTTAAGGAGAGTAGCTTCAAACTATACGAGAAGGCAAGGCAGGACAATATTCTGATTGCATACTCAATGCCTCCCGAAAGAGTTGGTATTAGAATAGTTGGTAAGCTTGGTGGCAATGTTGCGGAGGAAGCGACTAAGATTTATGTATCTGGTGTTGTTGAGCCTTTGCAGCTTGATTTGGAAGAAATAATAAATGAGAAGCTTTTGCAGTCTGAGATATATGAGTTGAAATTTAAGAATATAGATTTGCGTGACTATGATAAATTAGTTGACAGGCTTGTAAAAGAGGTTGGTCTTGCAATAAAAACACCAAACGAGGCACGTAACGAGCTTGGCTTAGAACCCTATGATGGTGGTGACAAATTTTATATACCTTCAACTCTTATTGATGCTGGCGAGGCAAGTGATGAGAATAAGCTTGGAAAAGCAGATGAGGATTCAATTAGAAAATTACTTGAGGAAAGATAAAGTTCATAAGGAGAGTAAATAATGAAGAAAAAATTAAAAGTTAAAGATTTATATCCTTCAGAGATGACAGTGTGGCTGGAACAACAAAAGCTTAGATTAAAAGCCTGTGAAATGTCAAAAGCTAAATGGTTAGAATCAATTAAACTTTATCGAGAATTAATATGCCTTGAAAATGCTCAAATTCGTATTATACAGAAAATTATTAAACAAGGCGAAAAGGAGCTTCGAGAATATCTTGAAAAACAAAAGGATTCATAAGTGGAATTTCAAACTCAAAAATGTGACGTATGTGGAGAGCAATTCATTGTTGCCTGTCTGGCACAGTTGCAGGAGAAACTAAAAACTCACAAATGTATTAAGAAAAATAAAAGAGTTGAGCGAACTCGGCAGCTTCAGCGTGACAGAGTTGCTCTCTATGTGCGTGACATTACAGTTAATCGGATAGAGCAGCATAATTTTGATAATCTTGTTAAGCGGGAAATGCTTGTAAATGCCTAAGATTCAAAATATTCTTGATAGCCTTTTAAGGAGAAATGAGCGACTTCTTAGAGTTCCTCTGCAGGTGTGGATGAATTTTGCACAGCAGCAAATCAGACGTGACTTGACAGAGAGGTACCAAAAGTCTGCTGCTTCTAAGCTGACAGATTGGCAGTTAATTCAGAATCAAGGCGTAACTACAATTAAGCCAGCAGTTTTAGAGATAATGAAAGCTGCTGGTCAAACTGCTTATACAGTGTTGGCTGTTCAGGGTGCTTTTGATGTTTTGAATGTTCCAGCAGTTAAAGCAGTTAATAAATTCTGCTCTACACTTGTCACTGAAGTCACAAAGAACACAAAGAAAGGTATCAATGTTTTTATTAAGCAGGGAATTAAAGATGGGAAATCAATGCCCAAAATTGCAAGAGAGTTAAAACCTCTTGTTGGATTGACTTCAAGGCAAACACAGGGAGTCATCAATTATCGAAAGATATTGGAAGCAAAAAGACCTGATTTTACTGTAGCTCAAATTGATAGAGCAGTGATAAGATATACAAATAAAACTCATCGAATGCGAATGGAGAATATTGCCCGCACTGAAACAGCCAGAGCACAAAATATTGGTTACTGTAAGGGACTTGAAGAAGTCGGTGTTGGTGAGGTTGAATTGAGTAATGCTTTTGACGCTTGTGAGATTTGTGAGGAGTTGAATGGGAAGCGATATAAAGTAGGGGAGGGTGCTGACGTAATTCCTGTGCATCCGAGATGTCGTTGTGCAATGTTACCTGTAATTGATGATAAAATGATTTCAGAAATGTTAAGAAAGCCTCCTTTGGGATTAGAAAAACCAGCGGTTGTTCCGAAACCCACTCCAAAACCTATTAGTTTACCAAAACCAAAGCCGGAACCAAAATTAACGAGTAAAGAATGGGTGAGTGGTTTATCTAAGAAGGAGAGACAAGCTTATATGAGATGGACATTGACAGATTGCAATGAGATAAGAAGATACCAATTAGGTGATAAAACACTTAAACAAAAATTGACTCCATTGGCTTATAAAAAAACAGCGGAAATTTCTGATGATCTTTTAGTAAGTATGGAAAGAGCACCTAATTTCAAAGGTACACTTTATAGAGGAATCACTTCTGAAGAAAAATTCGAAGTGGGAAATATTAAGCAATATAAAAGCATAGCCTCTGCATCTTCGAAGAAAGCGACAGCAATGGAGTATTCGGAGATGTGGGCTGACTCTGATGGCCAAGCTCAATTATTATATATAAAAGCGAGGACAGGAGTTGATTTATCAGAGTTTACTGGAACAACATTATCAGAAGTTTTAATTAGAAAAGATACCTCATATAAAGTTGTGAAGAAAGTAATTGATAAAAAGAATAGGGCAATTACAAATATTTTCTTAGAGGAATTATGATAAATAAAAAAGCAGGATTAACTCCGAAAGAAGAGAAAAGATATTTGGCAACTGGAATATCAAGATTTTTTGAATCTCTTCAAGGAGCTATTATTGATGTATTTATTAAACCAGTAAAACCGCCGAAGAAATAATTAAAAAAGGCGAAAAAAATGAGAATAGAAGAAATATCAAAACAAAATCTTTCTAAAGCAAGTGACTTAGAATTAAAGCAGCTTAAATATAAGTTTGCAAAGTTCTGGGACAGGCATTTCAAGAGCAATGACAGAGAAATTGTAGGCTGTTTTGAGCGTAGTGACTTTATTGCGAAATATAGACTGCTCTTATCAGAGATGGATTCTTCTAATCGAGGCTTACAGCATAGCACCTGCGATATAGACCGACAGGCTTTCAAACAAAAGATGGAAGTTAAGCAGGCAGGAATTGACATCGGGCAGATACATCAAATTACTATGGACAAAAACTACATTCTTTTGGATGATAATTTTTCTAAAGCGAATGAGATAAAAATAACAATACAATCAGATTCATCGGAACCAGACGAGTTATTGGAAGCGGAAATTACTAAAATGTTTGGTGAGCAATTCGCTGATAAGCCTTGTATTTTTGTTTATGAGCGTGACTTCGAAGGGAATTGCATACCACTATTTAGTCAAGTTTTGTCTCCGGTAACAAAATTAGAAAAATTAGAGTTAAAGAGCAAGGGTGAAGAAATTGAAAAAGATATTGTAATCCTTCCGATTGTAAAAGGTGACGAGCATATTGTATACGGAATTGTTTATGAGCCAGATACAGTTGATGCTCAGGGTGACCAGGCTAATGCGGAGGAGATTCAAAAAGCAGCATATGATTTTATGGAGAACGTCCAGACTTTTAAGGTAATGCACAAAGGCAAGAAAGTCAAGGTAAAGATTCTTGAAAATTATATAGCCCCTGTTGATTTCACGATTGGCAAAAGAGAAGTCAAAAAAGGTTCGTGGGTGTTGGTGACAAGAGTGCTTGACAAGCAAGTGTGGAAAGATATAAAAGCTGGAAAACTTACCGGATACAGTATGGCAGGCTATGCTAAGATTGCATAAAGGAGAAAGCTAATGGCCAAAGTCAAAAATTTGAAAGATATAAAAATTAACGAGGTGTCAATGGTTGATTTGCCTGCGAACAAATTACCTTTTCTGTTTTTTAAGCAAAAGGATGGCAAGCAAATCGAGTCAGTAAGTAAAAAGAAACTCAATATCGAAATTGAGAGTGACGGTATAACAAAGGGAACATCAGTGTCAATAGACGGAAAGAGTTTGGGAAAGTTGAGAGATTTCAATTTCAGCTTTTGGAATACCAGTAAAGGTGGAGAACCAGTCTCTTGCTCTTACTCTAAGGTTGTTGAGGACGAAGGTGGTTTCAAACGTACCGAAACTTTCTACTTAACGAAAGGAAAAATTATGTCAAAAGAATTGTTAAAAGCCCTTCAAGAATATCTGGGTACAGAGGACATCGACTTCGAGAAAAAAGTCAGTGAGGAAGAAATCTTGAAAGCTGTTACTCTTATCAACAAAGAGTACAAAGCTGACCTTCCTGAAGACTTGGCTGAAGCCGTTGAACTCATTGTGAAGACTGCTGCGAATAGTTTTGCAGTAGAAAAAGAAGATGTCAACAAGGCCGGTGCGAAGTTTTCAAAAGATGTCATCAAGAAACTGAAAGACATTATCACTGCCGTAGAAGCTCTAAAGTCGATTCTGCCTGATATGAAAGAATCTACAGAGAAATCAGACAGTGATGACACAGGCAAGACAATCGAAGAGCTTACAAAGCAAATTGCTGATTTGAAAGAAGTCATTACCAAAGGTGCTGATGACGAACTGAAGAAAACTTTGGAGACTTTGACAAAACAAGTTGAGGCTCTTGAAAAAGGTGGTGTAAAGAAAATGAGTCTCACTGACCAAGATGACAACGATGATGATAAGCCAAAGGGAGCAGGAGAAGATGGAAAGGTTCTCTGGCCTACGCTTATAAATCAGGATTAGGCAGAGAATCAATTTGTAGTAGCAAAGAAGTAAAATTTTAGTAGTTAGTAGTTAAAGGAGTTTATAATGAAATCAAATAAACAAATGTTGAGTAAAAAAGAGCAGATTGAGAAGATGATTTCTCTCCCGGCTATTGTGCTCGAAGCTGAAGAGGCTGACAGGTTTATTGACTATATAGTTGATGAATCTGTCATGAAAAACTCTGCTCGAATCGTCAAGATGACTAAAGAGACGAAAAATATCCGAGCATTGGGACTTGGTGAGAATCGTTTTCTTTATCCGGGTGCGACTTTTACTGCTGCGGATTATCTGAAGACACTTTCAGACCAGAAGATTGCGTTAGTCAGCGAGAAACTGCGTGGTTGTGTTGTTATCTATGATGATGACCTTGAGGATAATATCGAGCGTGACGCTTTTGCAGACCATGTGATGCGAATGGTTGCTGCAAAAATTGCAAATGAACTCGATGAAATCTTCTGGATTGGCGATACTGCAGGCATAGGCGGTTTTGGTGCTACCGATTCTCGCAGTATATTTGACGGATGGCGATACAGAATCAAATATAGTCAAGCTGCTGCGGGTTATCTGAGCGGAAACTACAATACAGTTTCTGGCAGAGCGACACTAATGACGGGACGTACTGAAACAGTTTATGTAGTTGGTGTTGCACCCAGAGTTCAAGGTGACATTAGAGAGCCAACGGCAGCGAATCAAAATGGCCGAGTTTATATTTGCACTGTTGCTGGTAATCAAGGAGCTGCAGAACCAGCGTGGCCAACTGCTCTTGGTGCTACCGTTGTTGACGGTACAGTGACTTGGAGATGTCATGCATATGATTGTGCATTGCCTGGTAAAATTGCTGAGCAAAATGCAGCAACACCTTACAACTGGGAATTCAAGTATGGCAACATGCTGAAAAAGCTTCCGTCTAAGTACAAAAAGGCAGGACTCAAAAACTTGAGATTTTTCCAGAGTGACCAGCTTGTACAGGATTATATTGATGCTTTGGCAGCACGTGCAACTATCTTAGGCGACCAGGCTATTCTTGGAACTGGCCCTCTGCATTACGGACAAGTGCCAATTGTACCGTGTCCGAATATGCCTGTCACAATGTCTGCTGCTGGCGTTCTCGGTGCTGGTAATTACGGTGATACGTTGCTTACTCCTATGGGCAACTTGATTATTGGTATTCAGAGAAATCTGAAAATCGAGTCACAAAGAATGGCTGCGGATGAAGCGACTTATTGGTTCTACAGTATGAGAGCCGATAATCAGATTGAAAATGTCAATTCCTGTGTGCTGATGGAGAATTTGACTACGGCATAATTTAGGAATTGAATGAATTAAAAGAGAGAAGTTTATTATAGAAAGGATTTCAAATGGCAAGGTTTGTAATTCGTAACTATGGTCAGTCACGGCAAGTTCCTTATCAAAATACGCAAATTTATATTGCTCGTGACGGAGCAATGGAAACTGATGATGAGGATATTGCCGCAACTATGAAAGGGCAAAAAGATATGACCGTGACTGACCATGGTGTACAATCAAATCCTGCACCATCTGAAGAACCTAAACAAAAAGGTAAAGATAAAAAGCGACAAATTACTGTTGATAAAGAGCCAGTGCCAAAGGAAGACCCTGTAGAAAAGGTGACTCCAGAGGTGGTCTCTGAAGAGGTGGTCTCTGAAGAAGCAGAAGAAATCGCTTATGAAGAAATGACAGTCAAGGAACTTCAGGTGCTTGCAAAAGACAGACAACTAACAACTTCTGGTTTGTTAAAAGCAGAGTTGATTCAAGCTCTCAAAGATTACGATGCAGAAGATTAGCTGTCTGTCCAAGGATGTTAATTAGTTAGATTTGTGAATGTCGTTGAAGTAGCACTAACAATTTTTTAAGGAAAATTATTATGGCAAGAAGAAATTTAGCAACAATCGACAGGAATACATGGTCGCCAATGGGCAGACTAATTCAGGAAGCAAATGCTCATGGTATTGAGAATGACCTGATTCACGGTGGATTGATGGCAGGGCAAACGTCAATACAGAATCTTCATGATGAAAGCTCAGTGCAAAATTGTATTATTGGAACTCGTCGAGTACGATGGGATGGCCGTGTATTCCGTTATGCCAGAGCATCAAATATAGTATCTATCACTCACTTTGGCTTGAAATTTTGGTATCAAATTGGAGATGGATTGGCCACTACTCTTTCTGCAACTCAGGCTATTGGTGATTCAACAATTACAATAGCTGATGCTGCTGCAACTTTAGATGAATATATAGGTGGTTTTGTTACAATGTTCAGCACTCCAGTTCAAAGTAGAAGTATTCTCGGTAATACTGCTGTATCTGGTGGTGTCACTGTTATTACTTTGGATGAGGCTTTAACAGCTATTGTAACATCTGGAGCTACTTATACAGAAGTGCTTCACAATCCTTACAGCAATTTGAGACTGACTGCTGGCCCCAGTGGTGGTGATGCAGGTAATGACTACTCTTCTGTAGCTGGAATACCTTGTGCGATTACAACTGTAGCTAATTATTATCTGTGGGTTCAGACATGGGGTTGGAGATGGATAAATCCTCATGGCTCAAGTTTGCAAAATGCAGGTATAACTGGTAGTGAGCGAAAGGTTGTTTTCGATTGTGAGGGTTCAATTACCTTAGAGGATGATGCCGCTCATGGGCCTTGTGCTGGTGGTGAGGATATGCAGCCTGCTGGTTTTATTGTTGACCGAAGTGCTGCAGGTGTCTCTGGGCCTCCTTTGATTATGCTTCAAATTTGCCCGTAAATTGAAACTAAAAAGGCTTTAGGGAGTTGTGCCTGTTGAAAACAACTCCTATAATTAAAAAGGAATTATAAAGTGAGACAAGACCCAAGGACAATGGATATTATAAATCCCGAATTGAGAGGGATGCCTTTGCGTGACTATCACGAAGAGCTTAATATTCGCTCAAACAAAGCAGGATATACAACGAGAGAAGGTGGGCCGATTCCACTAAAGATTATGACGAGAGGTTTTGGTGAGTCAAAACTGAACGTTTGGCCACGTGACGAAAACAATAATCTAATAGGAGATTAAAAATGAAAGTTCAAATTTACGATGTGGAAGTGACAGATGAGGTGAGTCACGTAGCAACTCGTTATGCACAGTATTGTCCTGATACAATACCTGTACATGATTATTGTGCTCAGCTTATTCATTTGTTGCTCTTTTCACCTGATAGAATGATAACAGTTCCAGGCACAACTCTTCAAATTGACAAGTTGCATCTGGAATCTGTACTGGTTGCGACTTCAACTTAAAGGATATTGAAATGGCACTGACTCCAAGTATAAGACAACAGCCGTCACCAATTTATAAAGATTGTATGCATGCGTATGCTTCAAATAATGCTGAAGCAACTTTAATAACTGGTTTGGCTGGCAAAAGAATTCGGATTTGGAGATTTCATATATTTTGTGGTACTGCTTCAAAATTTGGTTATGTATATAGTGCTACAAGTGATTTTGGTGCATTCCCTTCTGGTGTGCTTCATATATTGCATTCGACAGATGGCATTCCTGTCTTTACTTGCAATGTTGGTGAGGATTTCAAGATAGCACCCGGAGACCAGACTGATTGGGTGACTTATGTTGTATATTCGATAGAATAAGGAGTAAAATTATGCTTGATGAAAAAACAGGCTATCAAGTTTCAATTACAGGAATGGCTCATGGCACACATGAAGGCAATGGTTACATGGCTTGGTTGTCAACTGCTATAAATGACTTTGATATAGCCAGTCCTTTAGACTTTTTGATGATTACACCTGACTCACCGATACATATTTGCATTCAGGCACTTGGTTGTGCTAATACTGCTGCTGTTATTCAAACCTACGAGGATACAGGAGTGCTTGCTCAATTTAATGTTGCTGGTGGGACGGCTTATATTCCGAGGAATAAAAATAGAAACTCTGCAAAGACTTCAGTAGTGACTCTTACACATACACCGGTAGTGACAGCTGCAACTGTCGATGCTTTGATTCAGGAAAGACATGCAGGCAAATCAGGTGCTCATTTGTCTTATGAAATAATTCTGAGAGCGAATACTGCATATTTATTTAGATTTCTGTCAATGGATGATGACAATGAAGGCAGTTTGAATTTGGATTGGGTTGAATTTGCTGAAAGAGTCCCCTCTGGTTTTGCTGGGGTAATTCCCCCAAATATTTAGGAGTTATTATGGCAGCTTCAGGAAATTATATAGTCGAATCAGACGTTGACAATTGGGATACATCTATTGATGCAACTGAAGATTTTGCTACAACTGATGTTGTAATTGCCACAGAGAAAATAACAGTAACTAACGATATTCCAACCTGTACTGAATTGAAGTTTAGTTCAACAGGTGCAGTGCCAGCTCCTTTGGTGACTGGTACAGTATATTATGCAATCAATGTTGACGCTACACACATTCAAGTCGCTTTGACTCCAGTTTTGGCTGCTGCCGGCACAGCTATTGACTTAACAGATGTAGGTTCAGGAACGCATACGCTTGACATCGGGAGTGGGGATAGTGAAGCAGAAAGACAGGAGATAATTGATAGAGCTGAGCAGCTTATTGAGAATATTACCAAAGATTATTTTTATGAGAAAGATTTTGTTATCTATCGTGATGGTAACAACAAAGATAAATTATTTCTTGGCTTAGTTCCACACATTCTTAGTGTGACTGAGATACAACTTTTTGGTATTGTGCTGAGTGATACTTGGTACACTTTCGATATTGACTCAGTATATCTTGACCCAGAAGCAGCGACTGGCGATGAACTGCCTGAATTGCTCTTGCGAATGAAGTATAAAACAAATCTGTTTCCGAGTGGAATGGGCAATGTCAAAATCACTGGTACTTATGGTTGGTCTGCTTGTCCGGTAGCGATTAAGCAGGCAGCAATTATTCTTTGTCGCTATGAGAATGACAATACTTTATATTCTGCTCATAGTGGCAGTTTGAAATCTGAAAAATTAGGTGACTACGCATATACAATGGCTGATGGCACAAGTGCAAAAAATTCTACTGGAGTTGATGGTGCTGATGCTCTTCTTAAAAACTATATTCGCAGACGACCGATGATGGGAGTTGCATGAGTCTTACAACTTTGTACAATATAAAGGTGAATGTCATTAGGATTACTAAAACTGCTGGTGCTCTTGGTGGTTGGACAGAAGTCAATGATGTTCTGCATGTTGATTTACCTTGCAGGTTCAATCACAAGCGAGGCACTGAAAAAATATTCTTTGCAAAGAACAGTTATTTCAGAGATATAAAAATGTATTGTGCAATAGTTGACATAGATATTAAAGACAGAGTTGTATATGGTAGTGCGACTTATGAAGTAGTTGACATTAGTAATGTGAGTGAAATGAGCAGGTATATGGCTTTGGATTTGAAGTTGATTGCATGAGCGAAAACAAGCTGAAAATGGTCGATAAGTATAATAAGACGTATTTGCCTACAAAATCGACTGGCAAGCGTGCTGGACGGCTTAAATCGAGTGTTATAGAGTGGTCTAATGAGTAAAAAAGACGAGAAAAAGCTTATTAGTCTAACCGATAGGGTTGTTAAGCTAACTGCCAGAATTTACAAAGTTCAACAACAGCTTACAAAACTTGAAAGTGAAGCAGATAGTTTGCTGAGAAAACTACTGAAGAGAAATGGCTAAGATAAAAGATAATTCAAAAGCTATTATTGCAGAGAGTGACAGGTTGATTAAACAGAAACTTGAAATTGCTGCTCTGATGGTTGAACGCACTGCAAAGCTGCCTGGATATTGCCCAGTTCTCACAGGCACAGCAAGACGAAGTATAATTTCTAATTGGTATGGTGCTAAAGGGACTCGGAGTATAGAATGGTCAGAATCAACACAAATTATAAACGGTAAAAAAGTGCATGTTAAAGCAGGTGAAACATCAATAGACCCACAAAGTGTCAAGAGGGCAGTGATTGGTAGTAATGTTGAATACTTTCCTTATATCGAATTGGGTACAAGTAAAATGCCTGCACGTGCTCCGTTACGCAGAGCCTTAGAGACTAATCAAAATAGAATTAGAAGACTTTTTGGTGTGCGATGAACGATTTGTTTGCTGCAATAATAACTCATTATGATGCTGACCCATTAGCAGTGTCATTGACAGGTATGTATAACACTGAAGCACCACAGGAAGCTGTGTTTCCTTATGGTGTATTTTCTTTAGTTAGTAATGTGCCAGATTGGACTTTCTCAGAAAACTTTGAGAATTGCTTACTTCAGTTTAATATATTTAGTGATAAGATTAGTCCAGTTGAAATTTGTGCTTTATATGATTTATTGAAAGGAGATGTTGGTGTAGGAACAGGATTTGATTTTTTGGATTTGCCAATTACTGATTACGAGGCAATTAGTTTAGTTAGAGAGAATGCAATATTGCTTCGAGTTGAAAATATTTGGCAATACACTGTGACTTATAGAATATTGCTGCGAGAAACAGGAGAAGCAGCAAAAGCGTTAACCGTTGGGATGTACAATTTATTAGGCTTACTTTAAAGGAGAAATATTATGTCAGAAAAAGCCGGTTACAAAGGTGCAGTATATTTTGGAGCTGTAAAGATAGGAGGCTCAACTTCTTGGACATATTCAGGTGCTACTCGTAATATGCTTCCAATTGACCAACTTGGTGATGAAGTCATTACACATATTCCGGGTCAGATAGAAGGTGGTGAGATTACTATCACAGGTAATTATCTGATGGATTCGGATGCAGGACAGCAGTTGACTAAGACAAGATTTGACGATGGTGGTCAAATAACGGATGTGAAGTTGTATATGAGTAAAACAGATGATGTTTATATGACTCCAGACGATAGTACAACTCCAGTATCTTTTGCGACTGTCACTAACAATGATAATGTTGGTGACGAAAAATCGGGTGTTGGGACATTTACTTGCACTTTGAAAGTGAGTGGAAAACTCAAACCAGTTTATTAAAAATTGAAAACTAAAATTGTTTGAAATAAAGGAGTATAGTTATGGCTGCAACAAGTACAGGATTGACAGGAAGAGGTAGTATCGTTCTTGATATTCACCACAAAAAGCAAATTGACCTTAGTGAATCTTTGGATTCGCTTAGTGTTAATTGTGGTGTCAACTGGAGCTTTGGCACAGGTGCAAATCAAGCAAATATGCTTTATCATGGCTCGTTGACACGTGAAGATGATTCGGCTGTAATTGACATTTCAGGCACTGACATTCAAGATGCATTTGGTGAGGATTGTGATTTTGCAGCTTTGAAATTACTTTATATCAAAAATACCGATGCAACTGAAAAGTTGTTGCTCGGTGCTGATGCTAATCACATTGGTATTTTTGCGACCTTGGCAACTGATGTGTTGGAAATCGCACCAGGTGGATTCTTCTTATGGTGTGATCCAAGTGCGGCAGGTTTGGATGTCACGACTAACAAAAATCTGGCAATTTTGGCCGAAACAACAGAGATTACTTGTGATATTGTTTTGATGGGCTTGGCAACATAAACAAAATTTAAGAGAAAAAGAGATTTTAAGATGCCAAATTTTAACTCAGAAAATCCAGGAACGTGGTTCTACTTTAACCCTGATGACGAATCGCAGGGTGGTGTCTGTTTACGAGAGCTTTCATCAGATGAAAATCGGAGAATCGAAAAGTTGACCACCAAGCATAAGAAAAAAATTATGCGGGGTCAGCTCGTAGATGATGTCAAGGTGGATGAGGAAACAGCTTCCAAACTTCGCTGGCATTTTTGCATTACCGATTGGAAGGAAGTGTCTCTCGATGGGCAGGAATTAGAATGTACAAATGATAATAAAGTTAAGATGATGAAAGTCATTGACTTTGTAAAGCACGTTGTTGATTCACTTGAGACACTGACAGGAATGAATAAATCGCTTGAAGAGGCAAGAGCAAAAAACTTGCCGAGTGGTTTGAACGGCAACTTAACAAACCAGACTGTGAAGCCTGCATAGAACTTTATGAAGAAAAAGGCAGAGAACCACCTTGCGAAAATTGTTGGGTAGAATTGGATGAATCTAATGTTGAGACTTATAATATTTATTTGCTTGTTAGAAATCAAGTGAGAGTGTCACCAATGGGTGAAATAATAAGTCTTGACCATAAAGCGGTGTTGGATGACATTAAGCTTTATGCAAAGGATAAAGATGTCAAAACAATATTTGAAAATGTGTTAAACTGCTTTCAAATTGAACAGGAGTTTAATAAATGAATTTCTTAACTGCTCAAATTGAAATTACAGTCGATGATAGTAAATTGTCGAGTTATCTTGCAAGGGCTGAAAGGGCATTCACAAGAACAGCCAATAAATTAACGTCTATTGGCAGGAAAATGACAATGCGAGTAACACTTCCTCTTTTAGCCCTTGCTACGACAATAGCCAAGATTGGTATAAGTATGGAAAGTGCTTTTATTGGTGTTCGTAAAACTGTTGAAGCAACAGAGCAGCAGTTTGCAATATTGCAAAAAGGATTTGAGGAGATGTCATTACGTGTTCCACTTAGCATTGAAAGTCTTTATGGGCTTGGAGAGGCAGCGGGCCAATTGGGGATTCAGACTGATAAAATTCTTAGATTTTCAGAAACAATGGCTCAACTTGGAATAACAACAGATATATCTGCAAGAGAAGCGGCTATGTCTTTAGCAAGATTTGCAAATATAACACAGATGTCACAAGGCCAATTTGACCGTTTAGGTGCGACTATTGTTGATTTAGGCAATACTTTTGCAGCAATGGAATCTGAAATTGTAGGAATGGGTTTACGTATTGCATCTGCAGGAAAAATTGCTGGAATGTCTGAAGCAAATATAATGGCTATTGCAGCAGCTTTGTCTGCTGTTGGAATTCAAGCTCAAATTGGCGGAACTTCTGTTCAGAAAGTTATTATACAAATGACGAGGGCTGTCGCAGAAGGTAATAAGGAACTTAAAGTTTTTGCTGATGTAGCTGGGAAAACAGTAGAGGATTTTGCTACTTTATTTAGAAGAGATGCAATTGAGGCTTTTACTATTTTCATTGAGGGCTTGAAGCGTTCTGGTGATACCGCATTTACTATTCTTGAAAATTTAGGGTTAGCAGATCAACGATTGATAAGAGCACTTTTATCTTTGGCAGGTGCTAATGATTTATTGCGTAATACGATTCAACGAGGTAATAAAGCATGGGAAGAAAATATAGCTTTGACAAGGGAAGCAGAGTTAAGATTTGGTTCTACGGCATCACAACTTCGTTTATTTTGGAATGATGTCAAACTTACAGCTGATAGTTTCAAAAAGATTTTAATGCCTCCAGTATTGGATTTTATAGATAATTATATGAAGCCTCTTCTGGATGTTTTTAAGAATTTTAATGACGAGGCTAAAAGAAGTATTGTTATTTATGCAGCATTAGCTGCTGCAATCGGCCCTGTACTTTTAATAACAGGTTCTTTGGTTAAATCGATGGCAGCACTTATATTCGTAATACAAATGATAGGCCCAACATTTATGGCGATTGCTGCAGCAATTGCCGCTCCTCTTACTGCGGTAATTGCATTAGCTGCAATTGCTTACGTTTTAAGGGCGGCATGGGTTCAAAATTTGAAAGTTGTTAAGGACAGAATGCAGGATTGGCTCAATTCTTTCAAAGAGGGTTTTGATTGGTTGATTACAGGCCCACTTGGTGAAACAGTAAAGATTTTTGCTAAAAGTTGGATAGAAACATTTAATTATGTAAGAACCAATTTTGGTGATTTTATATCTGATTTGGCAGCAACAGCAGGTGGTACAATGAGTTGGCTTAAGAAAATGAAAGAAGGTATTGTTAGTACTTGGACAGCATGGGATTTGAGACAAGCAATAGCTGAATTTAAGAGTGGTTGGAAGGAAGCTGGTGAATCTTTTGCTCTCACTTTTGTAGATTCAAAGGAAAAAGCTGATAAAGCACTTGCTGAATTTACCGAATCCGTTATTTCTGGATATAAAACAACTGCAATTACATTAGCAGCATTTGGTGAAGCTACAGTTGAACATCTCGAAGACTTGTTAGAAGCAGTCAAAACACAATTTGGAGAAGATGCTGATATTATAATAAATCTTATCAAAAGTAAAATACAATCTCTTCAAAAAATACCAATTTCACCTCACGAGCAATTGCGTCAGATGCTTATGGAATTAGAAAAAGATTTGAAAAATATTGCACAAGGAATGGAGGAAGTTGAATTTGTTACTGAGGAAACTGTAAAAACTACAATGACTTTAGCTGATGCTTATAGGACAATGCGTGATGAGATGGGGCGTATGACAAAGGAAGTTTACGAATCCCAATTAAAAATTATTGATGGTTTACGTAAAGATTATGAAGCAGCAGGGGTGAATGTAAAGGTTTTAACTATTTGGTACAAGGAACAAGCTGAATTATTGAGTATTGAATATCTTAAAGCAGCTGGCGGTATTGCAGGAGGTTTTCAAGCTGCTGGAATGCAGATAAAACGAGAAATAACAACTTGGGGGGAACGTGCTTATGAGTTTTCTATGACTTTTAGAGATTCAATAGCCAGTGGCCTTGAAGCTACTATGCGAGATTTCGACAATTGGAGAGACCATCTCTTAAATGTTTTTGAAGAAGTTTATTGGTCTGCGATGCGAATTGCTTTTATAGAACCAATAGCAGGAAAATTGGCAGGTGTTATGGCAGGTGCAGTTGGAGGTTTGCTAACTCCAACAGCCCCATTAGGAAGTGCTGCAAATCCTTTTATAGCACCGAAGGGAAGTTTTGGAGCACCAAAACCAGAATTACAACACGGTGGTACAGTTTTAGAAACAGGCTGGGCAAAGGTACACAAAGGTGAAACATATTCTGGTGTTCAGGGTAATTACGGCAGGGGTAATCTTGAAGTGCATATACGCAATGAAGGTTCAGAAAAACTTGAAGTTAGCAATGCTCAAGAGTATGTGTTATCCGATAGAAGAATTATCAATGTCACTACGAGAGCAATGATAATGGATAAGCGATACCAAAATAGTATTAAGCAAGCGTCAAGGTAGAATAATATGGCAGATATGGCGGTTTATCCAGATGCTTTGGCTTTGGAAGCATCGGTTGAAGTCCCTCTCTTAGATGGTGCTCAGCATATAGAACATCCATCAACTCTCGTGCTTGAAGCAGGGATATTTGCTGAAACAGTTATTATTTCTTTTCCGACTATATCAAGAAGTCCGAGTCACGCATTTAGTGACGAACTGCTGGATGATGGTGTTTTGATTGGAGATACTGCATCAGGTTATCCATTATTAAATAAACGATTTACTCTTGGCTTAAGAACAATTACTCCTGATTATAGACGAGTGCCTGAAGCAGATAAATTGATAGTGATGGCATTTTATGAAGCGAACAAAGATACTTCATTCTCTTATTATAATAAACAAGATAACACAACATACGATGTTGTTTTCATGGCTAAGCCAACTTGTGTTATTGACGGGTTGTATAATTTGTGGAGGATTGGTTTAGTTTTATTAGTTTTGAGAGCAACTTAAAAGGAGCTAAAAATGACTGGAATAATTATTGAACATAAAGGTAAAAAGTATTTGAAGATAGGTGACAAAGCCATACCGCTGAATGCAGATGGAAAGCCTAACATTAAATGTACTTCAACAGAAAAACGTCACTCTGACGGTCGGGTGGATTGCACAATTCATGTGCCTTGCTTACAAATAGCAAGTAAAACAAACAAATAGAAAGGATAACAAAATGGCAAGTGGAATTTATAACAGATTCAAAGCAAATTTGATGAACAAAGAAATTGACCTTGAGGCAGATTCGATTATTGTAATATTGTTGGATGATAGTCATGCTTTCAATGCGGCACACAATGTAATCGGTGATGTGGATGCCAACGAGCTTCCAACTGCAGGTGGTTACACTCAAAAGACAGAAGCATTAGCAGGTAAAGCAGTAACTCAGGCAGCAACTACTAAATGGGATGGTACAGATGCCGAGTGGGCAGCTGCAACATTTTCAGCTTGGCATGCAGTTCTTTATGATGACACTATTGCAACGGATGACTTGATTTGCTCATTTGACTTCGGTGGTGAGAAGGTCGTGACTGCTGGAACATTTACAATTGAGTGGAATGCAGCAGGGATTATCACTTTAGCTGAAGCATAAGAAATGAGAAT